GGTTGGGTGCTACAAGCAGTAACACCCAATATTAATAATATGTATAAAAGTTTCATAATATCCTCCTAAACTTTTTCTAATTTTTTCCACTCAGCAGAGTTAATCATATCTACAACTGAACTCTGTCTGTCTTGCTCAACCATATACTTTTTGGTCTCATCCTTTTGAATATCATTAAGATGAGTAGACCATGCAGTTGCTGATTGATATGCACACCATAGAGAGCCTTTAGCACCTTTTCTGCCATAATCACCCTGACCATGAATTTGTGTGACTTCTTCGTTGTATAAACCCATAAGAACAGATAACTGCTTCTTATTGATTTGATTTACACCTGCTAACTTAGAACCTGCAGATAATTTTTGCTTGGCAATAGTTTTGCTAAACATATCTGCAACATAGTCATCTTCAACTTTAGTATCCCACCATCTGTTAAATCTTTCTGTTTCATCAGTAACAGATTTGACAGCAGATTGTATCTTCTTATTTGATTGCTCAATATCAAAAGACTTAGTGTGCTTACTAGCAGTATAAGCTAACTTTTGACCAGATACTAATGTATTGAAGCAAACATGATTTAACCAACCAAAAAATGCCTGAAACTTCCATTTACCATTGTAACTATTTCTGGCAACATATTTTAAAGATAAATCATGCTTACCAATTTTAGTATTATGGTCTTTGAAAACCACTTCCATTTTAGCCATTGCTCCATTCTCGAATGAATCCAATTTCATTTCTGCATTATTAAAAGAAATACCTGCTTGCTTTATTTTTTGTAAAGCACCATCAAAAGCATCAACATGATTGATAGGTCTGTACTTTGACTTGATAATACCTAAAGCATCATCAGTATCAGTCCTTACAATCTTCTGAGCCATTTCTCTAGGGATTGTAGGTATCTCTTTGATAGAGATAGGAAAATTTAATTTTTCCATTTCTTCTTTATAAAATTTTGTATCTAACATATTTGTCTCCTTTTTTTATTTATGATACAAGGAGAATGACCTGACATCCTCCGTTAGGTTAGGGGGAAGCATCATTATGATGCTTCCTTCACTTGTTTTGCAACTTTAACTCTTTTCAGAGTTGTTACAAAATATTCTCTTAAATCTTCAGTATAATCTTTTTTGTAACCACCAATCTCTGCTTCACAAAGAACTGTGTCACCCTCATCTAAAGAGTAAGCAAAATTTGATGTGCTAAATGTTATGTACTGATTATGGTTTGCGTCAACAAACTTAACGCATCTTGAACTACCAAATCTGCTACGAAAACTGAAAGCATCAGTTACACCTAAGTTTAGCTGAACTTTATCACCTTTAGCACCAACCTTTTTAGATAAAGGAAATATTTGAGTTTCTTTTTCAGCTACATAAGGGCATCTTTCAGATGTATATGTATTTTTTTGCTCTGAAGTACCATCTCTTTTTATTTCATTTAGCTCCCACTCTTCTTGAATAACAAGTTTAGAATTGTCTTTGTATTCCTCAAATATTGACTTAGCCTTAGCAACTGCTTTTTGGTAATCAGTTGAAAGATTAGCTACATGATGAGTTTTCTCAAAACAACCATATGACCTATACTCTGTAAAAGTAATGTAAAGGCAGAACATTTTGTTTTGTCTGCCACTACCTATTGAATAAACATTTGTCATAAATTTCTCCCGTTTTTATATATATAAAATTATATAATTATAAAAAACCATAAGTCAACACTTATTGTGTAATTATTTTAAATTATAATCTTTTTCCACAATACCTAACTCTTTCTTGCCAACAACACAGTCTTTAACCCATGTTTTTTTGACCACAGAGCCGTTTTCATCACGAAAGTGTCTAAAGTGACCTCTTCTATCGTGTTGCCTCTTAGGGTTGCCTTTACCAACGAATTTAGACCTAATTACTTTTTTGACCTGATTGTTGGATAAATTAATGTCCAGAACTTTATATTCATTTCTAGGCACTCTTCTTCCAAGCTTAGTATGAACAATTTTACTATCAGGCTGAACTACTCTTTGCTCATGTAAGTTTTGATTGATGATTGAAAACAGAGATATCAAAAATCTGGCATCACCTTCACAACTTGTCATCCATTGCTCTTCATGGAAAGTCATTTCATCTTTACTATAGCCTTTTTCAAAATGACCTTTTGGTATTTGCCAATGCATAGCTGAAGATTGAG